AGTGTCTGGCCTTACTGCCACGACAGATACTGCTGCAGGTACAACTGTAAGCAACGTAACAGTAACGAAGACTGCTGTTATCAGCAACTCAGGTGTTGTAAATACCTTTGGTCTTCCTTCAACTCAACCTGGCCAAGTAGTTGAGCCAGACTCAGTTCAGGTATATCTGAACAACGCAAAGATCGAAACCCTTGTAAGTGGCTTCCTGGGATATTCAGGCGCAAACCAACTTGATATCTCTACACCTACCGGCACAGGTACAACTTCAGCTGGCTCAGCAAGCGTAACCGCAGTTACTAACGCTACTCGTTTCGTAGTTGGCGATGTTATCTCTATCGCTGGTGCAGGCGCAGCAGGTGCTGCTCTAGTTGCTACGATCAGCAACATTTCAGGTACAACGTTCACAATCTCAGCCCAAGCTGGTACTGCTACAACTGGTGCAGCAATCACTAAGGCTACGCTTTCAAACGTTAACCAAACAACTTCAACTCTTCTAGTTGAACCAGGTGATGCTATCGATATCGCTTACACGAACACAAGTTCAGTAGCGAAGGTATTCAGCACGACCGTAACCGCTGTTGTTAATCCGACTTCAACTCTGATTACCCTGAACACTACAGACGTTCTACCGGCTGACCTTAGCGTTCAAACAACTGTTCCTGGTGCTCTTACTCAAGGCGCAACAAGCGTCACAGTAGCAAGCGCAACTGGTATCGCAATCGGTGATACGATCCTTATCCGTGGCGCAGGTGCTAACGGTGCAGACCTAGTTGCAAACGTATCAAACGTAGCTACCAACGTTCTTACCATCAGCCCCGCTGTAGGTACAGCAGTTGGCGCAGGCGCAGTAGTAATCAAGAAGGCTCTGTTCACTGTTAAGACTCGCAAGATTTATAACAACCAGCTTCTTCCTGCTGTAAACCCAAGCACAAGTACATCAAACTACGATGCTTCAAACGCTCCTACAACTGGCCAGATCTCAATCGAACCTAATCCGTTCGTAATTTACGGTCGTGTTGTTAGCGGTGAAGTTCACTTTGCTTACCGTGCTCTTCGTACAGATCTTTCAGGCGCTATCCAAGTTCTGACGACAACTGGTGACATCGAAGGTATCCTTGGTGATACTTCTGATCAAAACCCGCTTGGCCTGGCTTCAGTAATTTGCATGGCAAATACTACGACTCAGATCAATGTAATCGCAGTACCGAGCGACGACCTTATTGGTTATGAAACCGCTCTTGAACTTGCTGAAGGCCATCGTCTTTACGCACTAGTTCCGCTTACACAAGAAGTAGATATTCTTTCAGCATTCCAAGCTCACGTTGACCAAATGTCAACTCCGCAAGAAGCTGCATGGCGTATCGCTTTGGTTAACACAGCAATTCCTACGAGCCAAAACATTGGTCCGTACTCAAGCGGCTTCGTTAACGCAAACGGTGGAAACAACACTATTACTGTTATCAACGGTAACTACGTACTGACAGCCTCAAATGCTACATTCATGTCAGACGGCGTTGTTCCTGGTGACTCAGTTATTGTTACTGCTGCTACTGGCACTCCTACTCAAGTTGGTTCACTACAAGTACAACAAGTACTGAATAACCAACAAGTAGTTGTAGCTGCTACTGGTACTGCAACTGCTGTTAGTTACTACGTTGGTCGTACGCTGAGCAAGGCTCAAAAGGCAACTGCTGTAGCTGCTGCTAGCACAACCTTCACCGACAAGCGTGTGATCCACGTTCAGCCGGATACAGTTGGTATTACCGTAGATGGCGTTGTTAAGTATCTGCCTGGCTACTACCTGTGTGCTGCTCTTGGTGGCATGGTTGCTGGTTTCCCAGTACAACAAGGTTTCACCAACGTTGGTGTTGCAGGCGTTGCAGATCTGAAGTTCTCAAACTTCTATTTCACACGTGCTCAAATGAACACGATGGCTGCTGCAGGTACGCTGTTGTTCGTACAAGAAACGCAAGGTTCAATTCCTTTCGTTCGCCATGAACTAACGACAGATATGTCAGTACTTGAGTTCCGTGAACTTCTAGTCGTTAAGAACTGGGACTGGCTCAGCATGTTCTACCATGATCAGCTAGCTTCCTTTATCGGTAAGTGGAACGTTACTCCAGATAGTCTTAATACTCTGCGTCAAACAATCATCTCTGCTTCAGAGTTGGTTAAGGGTCAAAAACTACCGAAGATCGGTGCACCGCTGCTTAGTTACAAAATTTCTAGCCTGGCTCAAGATCCGAACAACAAGGATCAGGTCATTATTAATCTGAACATCAGTGTTGTGTACCCTCTTAATTATATCAATCTGTTCCTCATTATCTAATGAGTTCAGAAAACTAAAAAAAGCCCGGAGAAATCTGGGCTTTTTTGTTTGTATCTATCTTTTTACAAAAGAGTGTAACTCAATAGGATCGACTATCAGATTATCTCTACCCGGTACAAATTCGACATCTAAATTCAATACGTTATTTTCTACCAACTTACGTATGTCTAAATAGCTATTAGCTCCGCTTTTTATGTATCCGATCTTGTCAAGTATGGGGGTAAAAATTGGCAGAAAATTATTACCTTTAGAACTTAGACGTTTGAATATATTACAAATAGTACTTTTATCAACACCCAATTTTTTAGCAAAATCTGATGCTTTGTATGATGGATTTGAAATAAGCAAATGTATGAAAGCTAGTACATCTCTATCAGATATTTTTCTGTGAATCAACGCCGCCTTGAACCCGGAAATCTCTGACTGAAGACGTTCTTCATTAGATTGGGTTTTACCCCTAGTTTTATCGTGCAACGTTTTTAATTGCAAAAGTCTATCTTTCTCATTTGCATAATAAGCATTCTTCATTTTAGAAACAGTCTCTTCAGTCATATCAACTGATCCAGCTGTTCTTGTTATATTGAAATCTTCCCTAGATAGTTTATTTAAGTGTATCTGTTCTCTACTTAGTAAATCGATTCTGTCTACAACTAATTCCACTACTTTAAATACAAAACTTTCGGGCCCGTATTTGTCGAAGGAAAACTGGAGGTGTCTATTTCCGTGAGTTTTAGAAGCTAAAGCTCTTAAGTGATCCTTGTGTCTTCTGCAAAACTTAGTCGTTGATCCAACGTATTGTCTACCATTCGCCAAGCAAGTTATAGAGTAGATTCCTGCCAAATTTTTTTCGTTATTTTCTACTTCAAACTTCATTTTTTATATACATGTCCTTCTCTAACTTCCAATTAAAATACAACCGTAGGGTACAGGTTGTCTCAATCTTCTTGTACCAAAGAATTCATTTTTAAGGATAGATACTATATGGCAGCCGATGCTACCAATGACCGCCTAACCACCGTCCAGGAAGCTGGGTTTGGACTCGGCTGGGACTGGAAGAACGAGTACATCTCGAAGCTTAACCAGGACGGCTATGAGCGGTTCTCACAATTTTCAGCTTCACCGGACACCACAGCGTTATTCGCTGGTCCAGCACGTTTCACAGGCCTCTCAGGTGGCGTTGGTGATCTAGTGCCTATCGGTCTAACCGATAACATTCAGATGAGCGCAGACGCAGGTCTAGCACGTCTATTCGAAGTAGGTTCAAATCGTTCATTCTTCACACGTGGTAAGACACAACATGCTATTTCACTTAGCAAGTTCCTCGCTGACCAAGGCAACGTTCTGTTTGCTCTTTCACAGCAAGCTTATCGCCCAGCAATGAACAACGGTGGTTTCGGTGCTCCAGGTGCTGATTCTCCTAACACCTACATTCAGATGAACCTTGACTCAGAAACGTTCGCAGTACCGTTTGGTCTTCTGATGGTATTCAAGACTCGTGGCGGTGGTTCAGATGGTTTCGGCCAAGCTCTTGCCGGTCTGTACCTCGAATACTGTATGTTCCAAAACTACAGTTTCGCAGTTGCAAGCGCACAGCCTGTAATTGCTGAAAACGTCTCGATTCAATTCGACCGACCAGTTCCAGTAAGCTTCAACGGATAAAAAAAGGCCCTGAGAAATCGGGGCCTTTCTTCTTTACATGTGCTTCCAGACCTTAGAGGTCTTTCTGAAGACGATGTAGTAATTCCCCAACAGTCCCATAAGGAACGCTGTCATCCAAATAGGATCAGGTTGCACTTCACGTGCAATCAACCACAGAATGATCAGATACGGGACTTGAATCAGTATCGTGAACCACCTGGTCATGTAGAACGGAATGTTACCGTTGAACATTTCCTTGAGACTGATGTTCGGCAAATCTTCCACCAGCTCAAATACTTTTCTGTATTTCATCTGAGCAAATATGTTCAAGATGATGGAGAAGAATGACACAGCGATGAAACCGTAGAAACTGAACAGGCAGAATTCGTGCACGGTCTTACTCCTGAATAGGTTTTAAAATCATTGTTATTACTAATTTTCTTATACCAGTTTCAACATTCGAAAATTGAAAAAGAGCCCGATGATATCTGGGCTTAAGTACTACTCACCCTACCACGGGTCTCTCTCAGGCTATTGCGCCTCGTACTGGGAACTTACGTGCCAGTCGGTGTTCGTCTCTTGCAATGGCCTCGTCGATACAGACAAGTGCTGCCTCTAAGTCTTTTACTCTCTTATCTCTATCTGATGTGCACGCTATCCGCTGGATTTCTATTTCTATTCCCTTTTTCGCCCCCGTTATAATATTTTCCAAGCAGTGACCTTTCATCACGCCGAATGCTTCAGTAGGTTGCCCTTCCACTTGCAGTAACTCCAATCGAACTCCTGGAATCTCGAATGATATCAGCACGGACTTTCCATTGGTCCCGTATCTTGTGCGAATATATCTATTAGACATTTTGGTCGCCCCCGTAAGCGTAATCTGGTTTTTAACTACAATATACTTATACCAAATAGTCCTTCCAGATGCTAAAAAAGACCCAGTGTTACCTGGGCCTTCTTCTACCTTACC